TTTACTGAATAATGTAAACTCAATATTCATTTTTCGTGGTGATTGGTTTACCTTTGCAGATTCTTCAGTTTCTTGGCCATATGGTGTGTGGTTAGTAAAACCAGGCATTTGCAATGGACATACAACATGTGGGTAATCAAGTTTGGTATAGGCATCCTCGGGCCCATTCAACCACGATTTTGGTTTATCACCACAACCACATAACCCACAATAATAAACTTCATCCGAATGGACGCTCACTCTTCTCCACTCACATGGTGATTCTAGACCTAAACTTGAATCGCCATGACAAGAAATAACACGAAGTCGTTTTGTCTTTTCGTCTGTTTTGGTTTCGCTTGGGCCTTTAGACCACGCAGACTTTAAAAAAGAACCAACTCTTCCTATAGTAAGTTTTTCGGTAGCATCACCTTCTTGCCGACCTTTGGGGGAATCTGACATACAGTCTACTCCTCAATTTTTTCATATTCAGAAAATTCAATTACGCTATCAACACGAAACGACCGCCATGATTGTGCTTCGACATCCCACACGGGCATAACCGTTTCACTTAATGGTTTGATTGTTTTTGGTTGTTTAGTTGTTTTAGAACTTGGAAGCAAATCTTCTTTTAGAGTACAAATCATTGTTCTCTCTGAACCATCAATTTTTTCAAAAACAACTTTACATACCTTTGTTTTCAAAAGAGATTGAATCCAATTCCTCTGGTGGTTTCTCACATTATCATTCATTATAAATCTCCGTACTTTATTTATATCATTTTTCGAAAAAACATTAAAGTTTTTTCTGTATTACACAAAACTTTTTTATGCTCATTTTGAACACAAATCCAATAAATGCCAATTATTCTTCACAATCGCCACATTCACAACACCTACCCATAATCCATTTCAATAAACTACATTTAGTATTCTTACATCCAATCGGCCAACATTGATTTTGATTTGGGATGTAATCGGAATATTTCAATGCCCGTTTGGATGTTGTTTTAATTTCCTCTTCATCTAAAAGAATGTCCACGGAGACACCATCAACCAATATTGTTGCGTGTCTATACATTTGTTCTGCATCAAGTTTCATAGTTCATCTTCCTCGTCTTCACCGGCATATGGGTACAATTCTGAAACATGCACCCAATCCCCTTCTTCTTCCGTGGTTGTTTCAATTAAAACAAATACTTCTCGTTCTTCTGTCCAATCACGAACCGTTACAATTTTATCACCATGAATAGAATCACGGTGAAATACCTTCGCCCCTTTTTCTAACTGATTAACGCCTATCATAATAATCCTCCATATTTTCACTCCAATCGTCTGGATGTGAAAGGTTTTTACAGTCCAATTTTTCTCTGTGACGGTTTTTTCGTCTGTTTAATTTACGAGTACCCTTACGAGGGTCGATATCACGAACATCATCATCTTCATAATCAGTATTTTTACGCCGTTTATTACGCCTACTACCCATTCTAAAACTCCGTGATACTTCCTATTAATTTACTTAACTTATTTGATACAAAGTAATTGAATAATTTACTTCTATCGTTTGATGATGGTTTATCAAATGCCACCAATATTTGTTCTTCTGCCCAATCAGGCACCTGATTTAAATCCACCATAGTATGATTTCTTTTCCAATTATCTGTAGTGTTCCAATTGGTAATATCTTCAATAATCATATTTACCTTTTTGACACCACATCCCGTTTGTCGTTTTCCTTCTGTTATAAACACATCATTATCCGAAAGAATATTTGGAACACCATCCGATGCATCTCCTTTGATAATGTGTTCTAGAAGAAATTGTTCGGGGTCATCACAAACCAAAAACTTTTTATGGATTGGACTGTATTGTTTGATGTTGGGGTATCGTTGGAGTTGTTGAAAATCTTTATCAGAAGAAACAATAACAATTTTTTCTTGTTGATGATAATGTTTACAAATAACTCCGATGACATCATCTGCTTCACATCTTGGAATAGAAATACTTTTATATGGGAAATTTTCCACAATTTCATCCCGAATAATTGCGAGGGAGTTGTAAATCTCGTTCCAATCAAACTTAGATTTAGATTGGGTTTTTTTTCTGTTCAATTTATATTCAGGGAAAATATCTCTACGCCATTGATTACCAGAATCTTGACATATCACTAATTCACCATATGACTTGAACTTTGTTCGATACATTCGATAAGTATTCAATACCAAATGACGAAGTAAATCAATATCAATTTCATTCTGTTGCTTCAAGGTCTGAAATAAATTTGCGAGGATGAGTTGATTGTTGTCCAATAAAATCATGTAACTGCCTTTAATATAATTGTGTTGTCGTTGATACGACCTGTTGGTTTAGTGGGTTTTGTTTTTAGTGTTCCCCACGCCCTATCAAATGCCCGAATTCCTTTCAATGCTTCTTGCAACATTGCATGTGGTTTTCTAAGACGGCGGGTTTCTGATTGGTCTGAAGAGAAATTCTGTAAAGTCGAACCCTTAACCGAAAGGCCAGATAAATCCTTTGCATGGTAAATTGTCAATTGACGATACTTCGTATTAAACACAATAAGTTTAGAAGCACCAATAATATCCTCTGGTCTAACACTTACCAATTTATATTCTTCATTGCTATTTTCATATTTCATTTTAGACACAATTTGAGTTGGTGTCTTCATTTTTCGTTTGCGGGCCCTGCGGGGTTTGACTGCAATTCGTCCATGCTCATAACAACCCTTTGTAATTTCTTCTATATTCTTCAACCACTTCTTTTGTTGTGGTCGAGTCATAAAATCATATGCTTCTTTGAGTTGGTCGCATTGTCCCTTCATCAATTCTTGCATCTCATTACAATAAGTTTTTTCTAAATACTCTGCAATCATTTTTGACTGCATGGATTTTACTTCCTTACCTACTAACCACATACCGACATCAAAAACAATTTCTTTTTTATTAATGATTCCATCTAAAACATCGTCCAGTTTTTGTTCAATGTCCCCAAGATATTCAGAAACTTGTTCTGCAATTCTGTCTTGAATAGTCTTGGTAGTCTTCGGGCCGGCCAGTTGGGACTTGATTCTATCTGCTTTTTTTCTGGATGTAGTGTTTTTAATGTCTACAAGATATTTATCTATTGTCTGTATGAACCCTTTGGGGATAGTGATTCCTTTTGGGACTCTGGATGCTGTGCGACAATAAGCAGAAACAAAATCATATTGGCCGGGAGTACCGCTTGAGTATGCATCTACTTCCTTCTTGCCGTGGACAGTGGTTACATAATCCAGTACCCATTTCTTTTCTTTCGACTTAGTTGTATTACCACATCGATACCAATTGACCGATTTGTGTAATTCCCATGCAGGGTCTGAACTTTCATCCAAATTTTCCAAGGTTGGTTCGTGTCCATATGCCTTGGATATATACTTATTGGGTTTTGATTTCATATCATCATTATACCATAATCATGCGGTGTGTCAAGCAGTAAGCACTTTTGCTTTAGATTTTGATTTTCGGGACTTTTCAATTGCCACCAAACTTTTTGTTAGTGAAAATAGGACACCGTATGGGTCACAGTTGGCGGCCGCCCGGCGGTCTTCCATATAAAAATTATCTCCATTGATGGCAACAGAAGGAATTCGGACAGATGCTCCCCTGTCCCCAATACCGCTTTTGAATTTATTAATATGGCAGGTTTCGTGTTCGCCGGTTAGTCTTCTTTCATTACCCTCACCACACACAGAAATATGTTCGTTGTGGTCTTTTTCTAATTGGTCTACAATCAACTTAACTTCGTCTTCGCTATATCCATTGTCTCGCATATATTTTGTGCTGAAATTGACATGACATCCCGAACCATTCCAATCTCCTGAAATTGGTTTTGGGTCATATGAAATAATCACATTAAAATATTCACTCAATCGTTCCATAATATATCGAGAAATCCAGAGTTCATCGGCCAAATCTGTTGCATTCAAAATGCCTAATTGATATTCCCATTGAGAAAGCATCACTTCAGCATTTGTGCCTTCAATATGAAGATTGGCCTTATGACACATTCCAGTATGCTTTTCAACAAAATTTCTCCCTTGAACAAAATTTCCAGAACCACAATAATATCTTCCTTGTGGTTGTGGGAAAACTATTTGGTTTTCTTTCATAGGCCATCCCAATGGACGAATGGTTCGATTATCAAGGATAACATATTCTTGTTCTATACTAAAAAGAATATCATTCTTTTTTAATTTTTGAAGTTTTGCTCTGGTATTGCTTGCGTGGGGTTTTCCATCAGGAAGCATGACCTCACATAATACAATGAACGATTCCCAATTATCCTTTTCGTCATTCATTGGATTTTTTACCATGTGTACAGGTTTCAGCACAAGGTCACTATCATCGCCTGGTGCTTGTTGTGTACTCGACCCATCAAATCCCCACTCTGGGATTTGATTGACCTTGGTTGGAAGAGAATCTACTTCCATGATTTTAACTTTACTTCGAATATTTTGGACGGGTGTGTATCCATCCAACCAAACATAATCAATTCTAATTTTTTGTGACATTATATATCCTTACTCACTTGGTTTATAAAAAACATAAACAGGTTCAAATTTGTGGAACTTACCATCCACTTTACAATAGTTTTTACATTTGGGGACACCATCTTCACCTACCCGATTTTGTCCTGGCATCCCAACCATCGCCATCTTCAGTGTATATCTATACACCATTCCATACTCTTCTAGAATTTTTTTTGAATCTTCTTCTAGTGGAAGATAATTTTTTCCGACTTTCAAATCGGCAATATTCCATAACAGATACCTATCGGGTTTTAGATACTCAGCACATGTTTTCAATGTTCCTCTGAGGAATCCATCTCTCCACGCTTCATACGATGACCCGTACCTTTTATACGATTGAGCCTCGTCTTCGCTATACGCTTCTCTGTTGAAATAAGGCGGAGAAGTAAAGATGAGGTCGAGTTTTTCTTTGTACTTTTGGAATTCGGGGTTGTGTGAGATGTCTTCTGACCCATCCGAAAATATTTCATATGTGTTTGTTGTACTGAAGAAAGGGTTTCCACGATAAGTTTCGGTATTAAAAAAATCAGCCACATCTGAATAGCGACTAGTATTAGTATCATTGAAATGGTTATCAGGATTTGGGTCAGTACCAATGTAATTAATAACCCTATCATCTTTAACGGACATAGCACCAAGTATCCTACCACCCCAACCAGCCGATGGGTCATAGATGTTAATAACTTCTTGGTCTTTGAGATTTTCTGTGAATCGCTCATATAAGTATTTAGCAGTCATCGGAGGATAATTGTGTGCAACTTGAATGTATCCTACCCGAAACGCCACAAAAGAGTGTGGAAACAATTTTTTATGTTTAAGTTTAAACGCCCTAATCAAATAAATGTTGTCATCGGATAAATTGTCTAAATCAATATTTGAAATATTTCTCTTGGTGAGTCTACCAGATTTCCATAGTTCTCGAACCTCATCAGCAGTAAATGATAATGTGGTTTTTTGGTCTACCTGAACATATCCAGTGGATGTTTCTCCTGTGTTCTTTTGTTCACATAACCACCAATCATATCCAGTGAAAATACTTTTATGGGTTTCAAATGCCTTTAGCCATTCGTGTGGTGTATTGACCTTGACAATAGCAGTTTTGGTGTCGTTCTTCCTTGCACATGCACTCATATAATAAAAACTGTCCCGCTTGAAATGCCGTTTTCCAGATTTAATCATTCGTGGTAGATGTCGGTCATCGGCAAACAAATCATAAATGGAATATCCATTATCACTTTCGTTGTAATTGATTCTAGTTTTGTACATGTGTGGAAACCACTGGTCAACCTCAACTCCCAAATGCCTACCATTAATAATTACATCGTCTTCGATATCAGACAATTCATCAGTGTGCGTGAATTTAGAAACATTATATTCAGACAACTTATTAAAGTTATTAATGATATCGGGGTCATTTTTCCCCCCTCTAGGTGGACAATTGTGTTCTGCCCAGATATCAACAATTTTCGTTCTGAGGTCAATAATCCATTGTTCGAATTCGTCATCGGTCATATCGAGAAGGTCTTCAAAATAACAATTAATCGGATCCTCTAATAAATAAACATTTCGTTGATGGTGTGATTCACACGCTTTCATTATTTCATGCTCCATAATTTGTATCTACTTCC